CCTGAACAGGCCGATGCCGAGTTCGGTGTCGACGTTCCAACCGCCCGAACGGCTGTGGCCGATTCCATGATCCGGTATCTGGAAAGCAACCCCCAGCAGGCCCAGAGGGACGACCTTGAGGACATCATGGCCCGCAAGAAGTTGTCCAAGGCCGACCGCCAGCGTGTGCTCGACACCCGAGACAAGCTGAGGTCCGAGAGCCAGCAGAAGGCTGACATGGCGGACCAGCAGGCCACCAAGGAAATGGTCACGCTGGCCGACAAGGTGATCCGAGGGCGGGACAGCCAGGCGCTGGATACCATCCGCTCGAAGAACTACGACGTGTATCAGAAGCTGCTCGATCTGCAGACCAAGCCGGTCGACCCCGCGATGCTGGACAACGAAGGCTTCACCAAGAGCGCCAACTACGGCAGCGCGTCGTTCCCTCAGGATGCCCTCAAGGCTTACGTCGGCGGCTCCATCGACCAAGAGACCTACTCCTCGGCGATGCAGCAATATGACGTCCAGCAGGCCGCCAAGCCGTATCTTGAGATGCCTGCGATCAAGCCCTTCGTCGACAAGATCAAGGTGACGATCCCCGGCGCTCAGAACAAGGCTAACGGCGGCAAGCGCCCTACCCTCACCGATATCCAAGCAGCCGCTCAAACGGTCCAGCAATCGCTCCTCTCGCTTCACCAGCAGGAGGCGCAGGCTCGGATGACCCGGCCCGAATACAGCACCAGAAAGCAGTAACGTATGGATCAAACCTCCCCGTGGGTCCCCCAGGAAGACGGGACCTACCTCCCGTCCGCCGAACTCGTTAAGGCCGTTCGAGAGAACCCCGACCAGTACCCCAACGCCCTCGACGACTTCACGGCCCTGAGCGGGAAATCCCGCGAGGAGGTGCAGGCCATCCTCGACAATCCCTTGGCCGCTGGTGGCTACCTAAGCGGGCCCGTGGTCGGTCCCATCGCCAAGGTGGCAACCTTTCCCGACGTTCGCCGGGGCCTCGCCGAGGCTGGTGGCTGGGCCGCCAAGAAGCTCGGCTTCGGTGATGCCGGTCAGGCCATTCAGGACTACGGCCAGACGCTGAACCCCCAGTTCGACACCGAGCGCGCCTTTGGCGACAAGCTCGCCGAGATCGGTGGTCAGGCGGCCCCCGCCGCTGCCGGTGCTATTGCTGCAGGTGGCGTCATTCCGGCCGCTATCGTCGGAGCAGGCATCTCCACCCTGACGTTCGCCGACGAGGACAACCTCGCGAACTTGGCGAACGACTATGTCGATGGGCTGGTCCCCGATCTCCTTGTGGTCAAGCCCGAGGACGACGAGGGGGCAAGGGCGGCCAAGAACATGGCCACCAACCTGATCGTCGACTTGGCCGCATCAGGCCTCGCGCGGGGCATCGGTGCTGCCTACAGGCTCCTGAAGGAAATCCCTGACGGCTTCGTGGACATGAATGCCCTCAAGCAGATCGCCGATGACAACGGTGTGCCCCTCAGGGACACCCCGAGTTCCCCCGAGACCGCCATGAACGTGATCGAGCAGGTGGCCCAGAAGGCCGCCGACGACATCCCGGCCCCCGTGGAGAGCGCGGTCATGCGCAAGCAGGTCGCCAAGGACAACATCATCGCCGACATCACGGAGAAGGACTTCGGTCGCCCGATCATCAAGACCGAGGCTCAGGCCGCTCCTATACCGCAGGACGTCGCTCAGGACCTCCGTCAGCGTCTGCTGGGGCCCGTCAAGGCCCTTGAGGACCGCGTGAGCCAGATCAACACCTCGAAAGAGTACGGCGTGAAATCCGTAGTCGGCGAGGAACGCGGCCTTCGGTACTCGGAGCATGCGGCTCAGGTGGCATCGGCCATCCACCGAAGGGACACCGCCGAGATCGTGAGGCTCACCAAGCTGATCGATAAGTTGCCCGAGGCGGCCACGGTCGGCCACGAGTACAAGACGGCGGTGCTGCGCACCTCGCTGGAGCACATTGAGGACAACCTCGACGAGATCATCCGCCGCATCCGCGAGGACCCGTCGCTTAAGACGAAGGCCACATGGCGTGAGCTTGCGGCCGACTACTACCAGTCGAAGGGTGTCCTGGCCGAGATGTATCGAGAGATCGGTACCTCCTCGTCCTACGCCTTCCACCTCCGTCAGGGACGCAAGTTCGATGACCGGGTCCTGCAGATGTTCAGCGATGCCGAGAAGGAGATGCAGGCCAAGATCAAGGGAGCCCTCGGCGAGGGATATCACCTGTTCTCAACCAAGGCCGAGTTCATCGCCTCCCAAGCCTATCGGCTGGAGAGCATGGGCTACAACACCTTGGAGGTTCTGGACGACCTTTACCGGATGTTCGATGAGTTCGACGCGGCTCGAGCCGGTGTCATCGACAATCTGAGTTCGAACCGCCTAGCTCGTCTCAGCAAGGAGCAGCGGCAGGCGCTGGAGGGCTCGTTCCTCCGGTACCTCAACGACATGCGCGCCAGCGCCATGCTTGGCCAGTTCTCGACGGCTTCCCTTGAGGCCGTGTCGAACGCCCTGAACAACGTCCTGCTGCCTATCTCCCAACATGTCCTCAGGGGAAACCTGAAGCGCGCCTGGAGGGAATACGCTGGCTATGCGACGGCGGTGAACCGCTCGTTCAAGGCGATGAAGGATGTCTACAAGACCGGAAGGTCCCTCGACGACTTCGACATCTTCGACGGCTCCCACTCGATCAAGAAGGACTACAAGACCCTCGCCGACGACAAGAAGTGGGCGCAGTACATGTTCTACCGCGTGTGGGACTTTGCGGCGACACTAGCTCACTCGGCCTCCGAGGGATCGAAGGTCTGGAGGGCGGCCGGTGTCGCCTACGCTGACGGCTACGACCTCGCCATCAAAGGCGGGGCCACCAAGCCCCAGGCCAAGAAGCTGGCTCTCGACTACGTCTCCAGCGTCTTCGACGAGAATGGTGCCATCAAGGATGCCGCGCTCAAGATCGACGTGGCCTCCACCAGCTGGCAGGCGGCGTTCGATACCCGCTACGTCACCGGCAAGATGGCCCAGTTCGCCGACAACCTCAGGAACCATCCGAACCCTGTGGTCAACGCCTTCGCTCAGGGAGCCATCCCGTTCTGGAGGACACTGGTGAACATCGCGTCCAACTCGATGCAGACGGTCCAGCCGGTTCCCGCATGGGCCCTCTCGGCTCTCAACCGGACCAAGTACGGCCGGAAGTTCATCGGGCTCACCAAGTTCATGGACGACTTCACCGGGACCAACGGCCTCGCCGCCAAACAGCGAGCGATCGGTCGCCAGCGCCTGGGCTTCATGACGATGGCCGCAGGCTGGTCGCTTATGGCCACCGGCAAGATCGACATCACCGGACCCGCTGGCTACCGCAGCTGGGACGCCAAGATGGCCCAGATGCAGGAATACCCAGCGTCCTCGGTCATCATCAACGGCCACGCCGTCGACCTGACGCGCCTGCTGCCGTTCAGTGCTCCCCTGATGCTCCTCGGCGTCATGAAGGACATGGAGCGTGAGAACCAGCTGCAGATGAAGAACGGGAACTACGTGGCTCCCGACGACAGCGCTATGGCCTACGCGACCACCTACGGCACGGCCCTAGGGTACCTCTCGCTGACCTTGATGTCCGATGCCGCTGGCATGCGGGGCATTGGGGACCTGTGGGGCACCCTGTCCAAGGCAGTGACCGAGGGAGATCCCCGAGCGCTCGTCAAGTTCGCCTCGGATTACGTCAAGGCCTTCACGCCCGGTGCCGTCCGAATGGCTGGCAAGAACCAGGGCATCGTGACTGGCGACTGGACGCAGGATTCCGCTGAGGGCTTCCTCAACGACGTCTTGGCCTCCGCAGGCTGGCACACTGGCTACACCCGCTTGGACTTCCTCGGGCATCCCGTGACCGATCCCTATCGGGGCATGGACCCGCTGAACAGCAAGCCGGTGAAGACCGACGATCCGCTCCGGGCTGAGTACGTCAACCTCAACAGGCTCGGCGATCTTGGGCTCTCCCTCGACCGACCCGACCGCGTCTTCGATGCGGCCTACTGGAAGGACCTTGGGGTCCAGCCGGGGCTGATGGACTGGCTCACTCGATCCGAGGCTCCTTCCCTGACCGGGATGAAGACCAAGGACGGGGCCAACGCCTGGCAGCGCTATCGTGACATCGTCTACAAGGGCAAGGCCACTGCGGACATCAAGAAGACCGTCGAGGGCACCGGCAAGCAACTGTCGGTGGTCGTCCAGAAGGGCGAGAACCTTGAGGGCTCCTTGAGGCGCATCATCGCGCTGGACAACTACCAGAACCTCACGCCGGACCTTCGGGTTCAGGTCTTCAAGACGGTCTTCGGCATCTTCAAGAAGGAGGCCAAGGACCACCTGAAGCAGGCACTGGTTGTCGACAAATCCATCTTCGAGGGAAGCCGCTACGGCCTTCCCGCAAACACTCCAGATACCCTTGGTGACTTCGAGAAGGCCATGAAGGGTCAGGCAGCTACGGTCAAGATGACCAGAGGCGCGCCTATGACGCTGGACGAAATCTTCGCAATCAAATAGGGCGATGGCCACTTCTTACGTCTTCTACCCCAATGAAACTGGGGCGAGGACTGATTACCCGATTCCGTTCGAGTATCTGTCCAGCACCTTTGTGAAGGCAACGGTTAACGGGGCTTCGGTCCCGTTCTCCCTGCTCTCCACCTACATGATCCGGTTCACCACGGCTCCCTTGGGGGCCCTCAAGATTTACCGGCAGACGTCGTCGGCCCCGGTGAACACCTTCACCAACGGCTCGATCCTCGTCGATACCCAACTGAACGGCTCGTTCCTGCAGTCCTTGCACGTCTCCGAGGAGGTCACCGACAACTCGCTGCAGACGGCTTCGGACGGCGCTTGGGACGCAGCGAACCTCAAGGTCAAGAACGTCGCCGATCCGACGTCCGCGAAAGATGCGGCCAACAAGAGCTACGTCGACGCGCGGCTGTCCACAGACAAGGGCGAGATCGATGCAGCCAAAGTTGCCGCAGAGGCCGCCGCTGCCGATGCCTCCTTCAGCAAGACCGCCGCTGGAAGTGCTGCCAGTTCCGCAGCCAACTCGGCCGGGGCAGCAGGTGCGTCAGCAACCAACGCCTCAAACTCCGCGACCGCCGCGAACAATAGCGCCACCCTCGCGTGGTACTATGCGATGCAGCCGGAAGACGTGGCGATCCCCGGTGGGGGCTTCTCGGCCTTGCATTACGCGGCCAAAGCAGCCGCCGCGCTCGGCTCGATGCTCAACGGCCTCGCCGGATGGATACACGGGGCTACCTCCAAGACCACCCCGGTGGACAACGACGAGGTGGCCATCTCTGATAGTGCAGCCACCTGGGGCCTGAAAAAGGTTAGCTGGGCGTCGGTAAAGGGTACCCTGAAGACGTACTTCGATACCCTCTACTCCGCGACAGGGCACACCCACACCTTCGCATCCCTGACCTCGAAGCCGAACACCATCAGTGGATACGGCATCACAGACGCTGCCGCCAAAAGCGATGGCGACGACAGCACAGCGGTTGCTGGGACCAGCACCACCCAGAAGACGTGGCCCGCCACGAGCCTCAAGGCTGGGGCCCTTGCGTTCACGCTCGGGGGCTCCTCCCAGTCGTGGCAAGATATGTCGGCGAGCCGTGAGTTCGCCACGGCCTATCAGAACACCACAGGTCGCCCGATCTGGATGTGTTGCCAGTACTATGGGACCGGTGGCTCCGGAAACACGATCTACTCGATTGAGGTCTCGGCCAACGGAACCACTTGGTTCACTGCAGCCCTTACGGCCACCGCAGGCAGTCCGACGAACTCCTACACCGCCATCAGCGGCCTCGTGCCGGTCGGCCACTACTACCGCTTGTCCCGCACAAACGGCACCGGCACCGTGAAGGGCCTCTGGGCGGAACTCCGCTAAGACCGTTTCAGCCATCCCGAGTTTCCCCTCGGGGTGGCCTATTCCCCATCCCAAGAAATCCATTGGACGCGAAAGTCGCATCAATCGTTGCTGAAGCTGACCGGCTCGGCATCGCTCGCAAGTCTACCGCCTATGCCCTCGCCACGACCGAGTGGGAAACGGCTCGCACTATGGACCCGATCTATGAACGGGGTCCCCGCTCCTACTTCGACAAGTACGAGCCCGGCACCTCTATCGGGAAACGCCTCGGCAACACGAAGAAGGGCGACGGCTACCTATACCGTGGCCGAGGCTACGTGCAGCTGACCGGCCGTTCCAACTACGAGCGCGCCGGGAAGAAACTCGGGATCGATCTCATCGGCAACCCCGATCTCGCGCTGCGCCCCGACATCGCCGTCAAGATCATGCTGATCGGCATGCGCGACGGCTGGTTCACCGGCAAGAGCTTCGCCAGCTACCTCACCGCAGGCTGGGGCTCCGACGTCGATGATCTGAAGGAATTCACCCAGGCTCGTCGGATCATCAACGGCACCGACAAGGCCGAGACGATTGCCAAGCTTGCGGTCAAGTACAAAGGGGTCCTCAGGCAAGCCCAGGGAGCCCCGTCAGCGCCCGTTTCGCCGCCCCCTGCCCCAACTGCCCCTGAAAAGCCCGCGGTGCCTCCTGCACCCCCGGTGACTCGGGAAACGCCTATTCAGACCATCGTCCGACTGATCGTCGGGCTGGTCCGCATGTTCCTCAAGAAGTGACCATGTTCACCAAAGCTTTCAAATGGCTCGCCGGTCTGATCACTGGCGGCACCCTCGACCGCATCCTCGACACCATCGACCATCGCATGGACGACGAGACCAAGAAGGAGGAGATCAAGGCCGAGGTCACCAAGACCTACGTCAACGCGCAGGCCAACCTGATGGTTGGTCGCACTTGGTGGTTCCAGCTGTTCTTCGTGATCCCGATGGCAATCCACTGGTCAGCCCTCAACTGGGTCTCCTCGTTCCCTCAGTACGGCTGGGTGGTCCATCCCCTCCCGGCTCCGTTCGATGAGTACGAGGGGTGGATCATCTCCTCGCTGTTCATCATCGACGGCTCGAAGGCGATCCTTGGGAGGTGGCGGAAGTGATCTCCCAGGTCAACACCACTGGACTGGCGGCTTCGGCTGTCACGTCCCCGGTCTGGGTGACTTGGATGGCCACGCTCAATCCAGCCCTCGCGGCTGTCCTCACCCTGCTCGGCATTGTGCTGACGATCCTGAAGATCGCCCAGCTGGTGAGAGGCGGTAAGGAATGAGCGCCGCAACCAAGGACGTCCTAGAACTCCTCCACGACGCTGTAGCGAAGGAACTGACCGAGCGCGTCAAGTCCGGCGAAGCTACCGCCGCCGACATCTCGAATGCCATCAAGTTCCTCAAGGACAACGGGATCGAGGCCGTGCTCGGCAAGGGCGGCCAGATCGATTCCCTAGCCCGTAACTTCCCCACGTTCGATGACGACGGGGAGACTGCCCATTGAGACTGATCTTCCTGCTCCTCACAGCGAAGGTTCTCGCTACGAGCAAATCCCTCCTCGCCCTCAAGGACCGCAATGGGTCCGAAATTAGGGATCGGGCAGGGAACTCCATCAACACCAGAGTGTAATTTTGGCCGACATTTTCGACATGGCGGATGCGTGGAACAACGGCTCCACGGTTTTCACCGCTATCAAAATGAACGTCACCGACACCACGTCGGCGGCGGGTTCCATGCTCATGGACCTCCAACTGAACGGAAGTTCCATCTTCAAGGTCTACAAGACGGCCCTCGTTGACCTCGCGACCAACGGCCAGCTTCGTTCCAACACCATTACCATCTATTCTGGTGGTGCCTTCAACTTCAACGCCTCCGACGCCAACGCGGCCCGGCTCTATGGCGAGGCATCTGGGACTATTGCCCAACGGGCTGGAGCCAATCCCCAGGCGTATCGGCTCTACAACACGTTCACCGATAACGTGAACTGGGAGCGGGGGGTTCTTGGCTGGGCGTCCAATACCTTGGAGATCGGAACCGAGGCAGCGGGTACGGGCACCAACAGGGGTGTTCGCCTGAAATCGGCCTCGGCTCTTACCCTCAACGCAGCGAATGGCGACAGGTGGCAGATTACCTCAGCAGGAGGCCACTTCCTGGCCTTTGTGGACAACACCTACGACATCGGATCGGCGGGAGCCTCTCGCCCTCGTTCCATCTATGCAGCTACCGGGATGACGGCCACCTACATGGCCACCGGAACGGCAATCGTTGACGCCACCACATGGCTCAACATCGGGGCCTCCCAGGCGGGACGTTCCCACCTTCGTCTCACCCCAGGCGCTGCCAAGACCACCTCACCGGTAGACGGTGACATGTGGTTCACCGGGACCGCTGTGCAGATTTGCGTCGGTGGCGTCATCAAGACCTTCACCCTCACCTAACGGAGACATCATGCTCACCATTGAACACATCCAGACACTCATGCCGGTTCTGGACGCGGGCCTCCGCGCTGCTGGCATCCAAGCTTTCCGTGACGGCAATGGGGTGAAGCTCCAAGCCGCCCTCGACGCCCTCCAGGCCATCGCGTCTGAGGCTCAGAACCGCGATCAGGAAGTGACCGAATAATGTCGACCATCTCCATTACCGTTCAGGGCTCTGAGGTCGGCACGGTCACCGTCACCGAGACCTTCGACCAGTCCAACTCCGAACGCTTCCTTGGGTGGCTTGTGGCCACCTATGGGGCGGACGCCGAGGGCAACCCGAGGTCCCCTGCCGAAGCCATCCAGGCCTGCTGGGCGAGCATTCGCGCTGGCATCTTCTCGAACGTCGAGCGCCGTGAGGCCGACCTTGCCGCCGACGCTGCGCGTCTGGCCGTCCCTCCGATGGCCAGCGACACCGGAGTTACCTCGGAATGATTCTTGCCAACAACGTGGCCACCAAGATCAAGCGTGGCTACTACTTCGCCCAGATCGCGATGACGGCAGGTACCGCCGCCGCCACCATCAGCGTCGAGGGACTGACCCCAGCTGCACTGTCCGACTTCACCAAGTCGGCCGCGAGTACCTTCTACGTGGCACTCCCTGAGTGCGTGATCACCGCGACCCTGACGGGTGACGCCAAGATCGCTCTTGCCCCGGTGGCCGTAGACACCCGCTAAGTTCCCCTCGGGGGTCGCTCCTGACCGGGCGGCCCCTAAGGACCCCCTTCCCTCCCTGAGATTTCTTTGTCCGCTAGCAAGACCGCCTTGCTCGCGTCGACCTCGGCCGCGCCCGTCGACCCGCTCAAGCAGGATTTCCGCAAGTTCCTGTGGTTGATCTGGAAGCACATCAACCTTCCTGATCCCACCCCCACCCAGTACGACATCGCCCACTTCCTGCAGAATGGGCCGAACAAGATTTGCATCGAGGCCTTCCGAGGCGTCGGCAAGTCGTTCCTCACCTCTGCCTTCGTCCTGTGGTGCCTCTACTGCAATCCCCAGCTGAAGATCATGGTGGTCTCGGCCTCGAAGAATCGGGCCGACAACTTCGTCATCTTCTGCCAGCAGCTGATCCAGACGGTCCCTGAGCTTGCCTTCCTGAAGCCCAAGGCCAACCAGCGCTCCTCCCGCGTCGAGTTCGACGTCGGTCCTGCGGAGCCCGATCAGACCCCAAGCGTCTTCGCGCGCGGCATCGACAGCCAGCTGACCGGTGGTCGCGCCGACATCATCGTATCGGACGACGTCGAGGTCATGAACAACTCGATGACGGTCGCCGCGCGCGATCTGCTGATCGAGAAGACCAAGGAAT